AGTAAAGAATAGACTTGGTTTTATTCCGTATTTAAATATGCTTTTAGCTATTGCAAATTGTAATCCTTTTCTTGACTGAAATTTACCTGCTGTATTTCTTGGTGCAATTCCTTTGCGAACTATCCATTTATCAAACGCTTTTGGCGGTGGCATTTTTGATTTGTAGCTATACGGAGTGCTGTACTTTTTTTCTTTACCCGAAACTCCTTTATCCTGAAAGTTTCCGTAATCCTCCATGTCAAAGTAAATACCTATTGAGTTAGGAAACTCTTTAACTTCACCTTGTATTGATTGTGCTAATTTACCAGACGAGTTTTTATTTTGGCGTTTAAGTTCGGCTTTCGCTTGAGTAACAACCTCATCTCTAAATTTCTCTAAAGCCTTTAGAACTTCACTCATTAGCAAATTGTCATTGAGTTAGGAACTAAAATATCGAGTGTCATTGTCCAACCTGCTAAATAGTTCTCGAACCTTTCAGCGAATGGCTCAACTGTTGCGTTACCATCAACCATGAAATTGTCGCTGAATAAATCTCCACGTCTTAGGCTTTCGTAAAGTCTATTTTGAACTGCAAACATTGTATTTAAAACATCTTGTTCGTTGTTGTTTCCTATAAACGTGTTTGTGTCTTCGTCTTTTGATATGTCAACAATATCCATGCAAAGAATACTTACATTAAAACGAATGATATTATTTTCAATTGAACTTGAATTTACTATCAAATGAGCCAACGGAAATATCGTTTGTTTAGACAAGTCAACAGCGAATATGTCGCCCTCCGTTACCGTGTTTATAAACGCATCATTATCGAAGTGTCCTTTTAACGTATCCAGTAAATTATAATAATTACCCATTTTTAAATTTTCTTTTTAATTCTCTATTTTCAATTTCAGTTCGCTGTCGCTCGTAAGTAAGGTAGGTAAGGCACTTCCGTATTCCCAATTTGGTAACTTCATCAAACTTTGTAACATCTCCTTTAGCGAGTGCATAGATTGAATTATACCATCCCCATTGCTTATTGAACTGAGCCCGTTCTGAATAGTCGTGTTGAGTTCCTTGTTCTTCTTCATCTCCACTTCCAAAGAGGTAAGCGAAGCTTGAACTAAGTCGTTTCCTAAATGATAAAAAAAAACCGATGCTGCCATAGCAATATCCAAAGGAGTGTATTTCATTAACTCAGCAAATTCATCCGTTCCTGAATAAGGCATTATTTCGTAAGTGCCTTGTTTCGTTTTTTTGGTTATCGGTCTATAAAGAACCGCCATTGCTTTATGGAATGTTTCAACCTTACCGATATTGTGGTCCAAGTCTACATACTCACCGAAGCTCATTTCTTCTAAGTTAGGAATAAACCCAAACTCCATTTCTTTTATTTTAAACCTTGTTTTGAATTCCGTCTTTTGCTGGAACAATTCGTTAAAATGATTAGCCAGTCCAACAACATCACTCCATTTTATTTTCAATACTTCTTGCATATTTAAACCGCAAAAAATTTCAATAGACTTTTGTGCTATTAACTCTTCATCGTTTGAACCCTCAACCAGTTTTATAAACTTTTGATAGTTCATTAATGGTATTTCATTAAGACTTGTAGGAATTACTATTTCCGTTTTCATATTTATATAACTTTATATTTGGTAATTGTAGTAAGCTAAGGCAATATCAAAGGCTTTACCTAACATTTTTGTGTGAATTCGTATTTTCATAGGATCATCAAACACTATTTTAACCCTTACACCTTTCTTTTCTAAGATGAATTTCTCAACTATGCGCACCATTAACGGTAGGTCATCTGTCATTTGTGTAAATTAATGAATAAAATACTGTCCGTAATGAGGGTTTACCCCTAAAACTTCCATTTCGTGGTAACGTGCTGCGTCAATACTATGATTATTAAAGTCAATAGGCTTGTTTAAACGAACGCCAGTTTTATCAGTGTCCCAAATGTAACCGCGTAATTCTTTGATTAGGTTGGTACTATTTGATGTTACCAAATATTCTTGGCTTTGCATTATCTGAATACCGAAGTTTATTGAGTCCTTGCCTTTTGTTACGCCTTTTATCGTCTTTCCGTAGCGTCTAATTTCTTCTATTGACTTAGGCTCGGAGCTGTCCGCATATATCGGTACGTTATCAGGTAGTATTTTAGCAATGTCGCTGTTTATCATTCCTGTTCTATAAACAAGTTCATTTAAGATTCTTTGTCCGTTCCATGTATAAACCTCAACTGCTGCCGTAGGATCATTCGTGTATCCAAAGTCTAATCCGATTCCTATCAATCTCGCATCACTTGGAACTTTGTCTATTTGCTTCCAGTTGCTGAATATAACGCCCTCAAGCATTCCTATTTCACCTAACCCATACACACGCCACCAATTAGCCCAGTACGTGCTTGTAGAGGCTTTCTCGCGATTCTTTTCTATTTGGTCAATAATTGACTTGTCAAGAGCTTCATTGTCCTTGTAGGTTAAAATTATAAAGTCTGCGTCGGGTTCGTCTTTTAGTTCGGTATGTACCCAAAACTCATTAGCCGGGTTGAAGTCTAAAAATACTTCTTTTTTAGTCCGTATAGAAAGTTCATTATAAGATTCAAAGGTAACATTATTGCATTCGTTAATATAAAGAATGTCACGGCGAGCACCACGTAACTTAGAGCTATCATCCGCACTAAAAAATTCAAAAACACTCCCATTTTTAAAGTTATAGGTTAATAAAGATTTATTGAATTGTTCATCGTTAAAGCGATTAGTCCATTTAAGTATTTTAAGAAAGTCTTTTAATGCACCCCTACGAAGATGAGGTATTGATTCAGCTACTACGCTTATTTCAAGTCCTGCTATTCTTGTTGCTTTATCTATGAGTACGGCTAAAATAGAATACGTTTTCGAAGCCGACGAACCACCCTGAATTATTTTAGTTCGTCTTTTTAAAGCCAGTACCTTATTTGTTGCTGTCGTTCTCTGAAACATCAGGAAATAATGGTTGTTCTAAAATGGTTTGTTCTATCTGTTGTAATGGAGCACCGTAACCGCTATCCATTAAAGCCTTATAAGCTGCTACATCTCCCTCACGTGCTTTTTTTATAAGTGCCAAAGTCATTAAGTCCTCTTGACTCATTGTTTCTTCAGCACCTGTTAAAGGGTTTTTTAACTTTTGATTAACTTCTAACCAATACTTTGCTATTGTGCTTCTATTCTTTGCTCCTTTTGGTCTTCCGTTAGGGTTTCCGCTTTCGCCTTTTTTGAATTCGTGTTTTTCTATATTTTCTTTATTTGGCATTTCGCTGTAATTTCGCTGTTTATTTCAATTCAACTCCGTTCTTCTTAATAACTAAACTCGGGTCAAGTTTTTTCATTCGGTCTATTATAACTTGGCAATATTTAGGGTCTAATTCCATACCGTAACATTTACGTTTCAGTTGGTGTGATGCTACCATTGTTGAACCGCTACCAGTAAAACATTCTGCAACAATTCCGTTTTTATTACTTGCTATTTGTATTTCATTTGAAATTATTTCAAGTGGCTTTATAGTTGGGTGGTCTTTACTTTTTTCATTATCTAAAACAAAATATTTTCTATATTCTACATTTTTTAATCCATTGTTAAATATTGGATTTTTACTTAGATAAATAATGTATTCAATATCTGAAAAATGATGACCTCCAGTAAATGGAACTACTTGTTTTTTGCACCAAACTAATATATTAAAATTGTATTTATTTTCTTTTGCAAAAGTTAAATAATCTGGAATTAAATCTTTATTGCAAAATATAAAGCAATTCATATTTCCATTAAAATATAAAGGCAAGGTATGTAACCATTCTTGAGGTTCAAAATCTACTATATCTTTAATCCTTTCTGCTGTTTTTGTAAAATGTTTTTGTAAAACTCCACCTCCTTGCGTTGTAATTGAATAAGGAGGGTCAGTAAATACCATATCAGCTTTTTCTCCATTCATTAACTTTGCTACTTGGTCGCTATCCGTACTATCCCCACAAAGTAAACGGTGTTCGCCTATTTCAAATAAATCTCCTATTACTATGTCCGTGTTTATCTCGTAAGGTATTTCGTAGTCATCCTCTTCTGCTTCAAGTTCTTCTTGAACACTTAAATCAACTGGCAAATCTAATCCCCAATCCTCTAACTTTTCAACGTCCCATTCATTTGCTAAACTATCCCAGTCCCATTCTCCAAAACCTACGTTATCTTTTATTAAGAATTCGTTTTTTTGTTCCTCAGTCCATTCGTCTGCTACTATAATCGGTATTTCTTTTAATCCTATCTCTTTGCACGCTTTTAAACGCATATTACCACCTAATAC